GATATTAGTGCTGGTACGATAACATATATTATGGCTAAATTTGGAGATAATTATTTCCGATCTGCTACAGCTGCAAAAGTTGCTTCATTTATAAGTGGCCAAACAATGAACATAAATGGCCAAGCTTCAACTATATCTGGACAAGCCAACTCTGCTACAATTACAGCTTCTTCAACTAATAGTGCAAGTCAAATTGTGTTAAGAGACTCTTCTGGTAACTTCTCAGCTGGAACAATTACAGCTACATTATCAGGAAACGCAACTACAGCTACAACAGCAACTAATCTTTCAGGTGGAAGCGTAACAGCTACAACTGGGTCATTCTCTGGTAGAATAGTTGCTAGTGCTTCTCAATCAACTGCCTTAGCAACATCCACTGGTTCATTAGGTGGTATTGAAGTTTATGGTGGCTCTGGAGCAAATGCAGCATTTATGGCCTTCCACAGACCAGGGGCATATGCAGTATACTTTGGATTAGACGGAACTGATCTTAAAGTTGGTGGATGGTCAATGGGAGCCGTTGCATATACTATCTTAACAGAAAATAATTGGACTAGTTACACATCAACAAAGAACATACAATTTAGTAGTCTTGGTGTTGGAACATCTGCACCAGGAAGTTCTGGACAAGCAGTATTTACAGGAAAGGTTTCTGGTTCTGGTTCTTCATATAGATTGGTAATTCCAGTCGGAACAAATTACTGGGCAACATAAATATAGTATATGGCAATCACAACAGGATCGTTATGGGTTGAAGGAGATTATTTATATTTTAGCCCAGCTACAGCTCAAACATATAGATATCTTGGTATAGTCGGAGATTATAGAAGTGGTGCGATTCCGGGTTCAATTTGGACGGATTCGGATTTAGTCATAAGATATATCGATTCTTCTAACTATGAAAGAAGATTAAATTATTATTCTTTATCAACTCCAACAGGAATCGATTCTTCTATCAATGGATCTATTTGGATAGAATCTTCTAAACTTTGCATATCATCAACATATTCGACGGGATCGCAGAAATATAAAGTGTCTTATCATCAAGATGAGGGGCACACCGATAATGGTAGTCATTCTGATCATGAAGATCTGTCTTCATCACATTCAGATAGTGGGGCACATGGGGACTCATATACAAATCATAATGACTTCTCTACTGTTCCAGGATTTCACGTTGATTCTTATTTGAATAATGGATCTCACCAAGATTTTTCTGATATATCAACAACACATGCAGATATTGAGATTCCATTTTATGATACACATATAGATTATCCACAATTTGTACATGGAGATTTTACTGCTTAATAAGTAATCTATATGAATAGATTGAATTTTTTATTGCACGATTGGACACGCATTATTTGGGTTAGTGAACCAGCAAAAAGTTTCTGGGAACCCAAAATACAGAAAGCTTCGCAAGCATTCCAAAACATAGAACAAGAATTAGTATTGGTAGGTATTAAACCTGCCAATTTGACTTCTATGTCTCATTCTGACTTCATAGACAAACAAATATCTCTTTCTTCTTCAGAATTTAGATTAATACCTCTAATCAAAACAAAAGCAACCGATCAATATAGTAATACATCACAGATTACAACGGATAAGTATAATTACACAGTTCGATGCGTCCTCTTACATAAGGATTATGTTGATTCTTGGTTATCTGCTTGGAATACTAATAATGATGAAGAAATTGGTAGATTATTAGGTTATCCGAAATGTTGTACGGATTTCTTCAAGAAATATTGGGTAGATGAGCAATTCGTAGATACCACTTATCCAATGAGTTTAGCAGGTACTGTTGGACCAAAGGAATGTAATATTCTTCTAAGATGGATTGGTATTAGAGCTGTTAGTCATCTTCCATGTTCTTTTAATTGTCAACATACATATGAATTGGGAAGAAAATATTTAGAATTTGGTCGTTCTTTAGGATATGATGAAGATATCGATGTAATTGAAGAAATGTTAGATTGGCCTGTAAGTTGGTCTGCATTACATGGAATTGCGGAAATAAAATCGCCGATATTAAAGATATCCTCAAGAACAGATGCAACAGCTGAATTATATGAAGTCAAAAGAGAAGGTTTCTCATACCCAGAACTTGGAGCATCTGGTACTTCATTTCCTTATATTAATAAATCGAAAATAAAGATAACGCAATCTAAATCCTTTAAGAGATCGTTGAACATAAATAATTTATGGAAAGATAATGGTTTTTATTCTTTGGAATCTATGGAATATAGTCACAATATTCTTATTGAAGCACTAACACAATCACAAATATCTTTCAAGAATGTTATAGATTTTGGTTGCGGTAATGCGGAATTACTGAAGAAAATATCTAAACAATTTGATATTAAAGATATATATGGTGTTGAATTAGATAAAGAAAGATTTGATCGAATAGGTTTAAATATTTCTTTTGGTGAATTTTATAATCAAAATATTTTCAATAAATCTGCAGATTGGTTACAAAAAAACATAGACCTATCAATAATAATGTATGGTAGATTTTTAGAAGAATCTTCAAGACACCTTATTGATTGGTTAATTCAAAACGAATCAACTGTTTTGTTGTATAATTATTCTGATTGGCAATCAGAATCGAGTAGATTTGTTGAATATCTCAACAGTATTGATGTTGAATTTTCAAACACAACAAAAATAGAAGGTATTAATTGTTGTGCTTATGTTGGTAAATTTGTAATGAAACAGAAACAGAAATCTTTTAATATAATATGAATCTAATATTTGAATATAACTCACTACAATATAACGATATCATCCATATATGGAGATGCATATCTAAATTTAAGAAGAATGAAATAAATCTTCTTATTTTCTTTAAAACAAATCCAAATCAATATTTCTTAACATCATTAATCAATAAGATAGATTGGATGATTAATAAACAATCATATAAAATTAATCTGAAGATTATCATGACAATTCAATATGATACTGTTGAGAAATATTTGTCAGAAAAATTTGATTCTTCTCTACCAACAATGTTATTGAATAATGATATATTCTTCACTAATCAAAGATTAAGTGATGAAGATATCCAAATAATATCGAACGATTTGAAGTGCAATATCTTTAATTCCAATCTATATGGTTTAGTAACTAATTCGACTGATTTGGAATCTGTTAAGAATATGTTACCAAAAATTTGGATATTCAGAGATACGGTTTCAAATTACTATACTATGTGGTTCAATGAAATAAGAAATAAATTTTTGACAGGAGAAGAAATGTATCATGAGTATCGAAGTTAGTCCAGTTGGTATAACATGTAATCTAAGTTGTCCGTATTGTTATGAGCATCCAATGAGAGAAGCTGGCAATTATCCAGATAAGGAATATGATTTAGATAAGATGATTTCGGCTCTCGAAAAAGAAGGAGATTATTTTGCTCTATTTGGTGGAGAACCACTTCTTACTGATATAAAAACCATTGAAGAATTATGGAAATTTGGTTTTCAAAAATATGGAAGAAATGGTATTCAAACTAATGGTACTCTAATAACAGACGAACATATTGAATTATTCAAGAAATACAATGTTTCGGTTGGTGTATCATTAGATGGTCCCGATGAATTGAATGATTCTAGGTGGTCAGGTTCTTTGGAAGAAACAAGAAGAAAATCTAAATTGACTCTAGATGCTATTGATAAGATGTTAGATAGTGGTGTTATTCCTTCGTTAATTGTAACATTAACAAAATACAATACGTCTAATCTAGATAAATTGAAAATCTGGTTGAAAGAACTTGACGAAAAAGGTATTATGAGTGTTAGACTTCATGTACTTGAAGTTGAATATGATTCTATCACAGAACAGTTTGGTTTAACGTCAGAAGAGAATGTACAGATTATGTTAGATATGGCTAAATTTGAAACAACTCTTAAGAATATGAAATTTGATATGTTTAATGACATAAAGAGAATGTTATTGGGCGACGATCAACAAGCAACATGCACATTCCAAGCTTGCGATCCACACACAACACAAGCAGTAAGAGCTGTAGATGGTCAAGGAAATCGACATAATTGCGGAAGAACTAATAAAGAAGGAATAAATTTCTTCAAGTCAAATACATATGGATATGAAAGACAAGTCGCATTATATCATACACCACAAGAATATGGTGGTTGTAAAGGATGTAGATTTTTTGTTATGTGTAAAGGGCAATGTCCTGGAACTGGAATTAAATATGATTGGAGAAATAAAACTGAATTATGTGAGATGTATTTTAAATTGTTTGAATTCTTCGAACAAGAATATATTAAGTCTGGGGTTCTACCTTTAAGTAAGTTTCCTGGTTTAACACTTCTCGAACATGCTATGATTTCAACATGGATACAAGGTAAACAAGCATATATTTCAAATGAATTTACGATTTTGACTTAGAAAACCATCTACTCATTATATTTGAATTATAATATAAACGACGTCCTTCAGAATCTAAAGCTGTTAGGACGTCTTTTTTTATTTGAAATTCTACTTCTGAATAAGTTAAGTCACCACGTGTTTTGCATAATTTAAGAATCTCTCTCTTGAAAGAATCTTCTCCTAAAATCTTAATATCTTCTTTCAATTCTTCACAAGATCCCCAATAATCTTTCCAATCAGATTCAAGAACGAATCTTTTCTTTCTTGTTTTGCCTTTTATTTTCTTTGAACGGTAAGAATTAAATTGTTTCTTACCAATATACATTCTTCCTGTTTTTGTATTTGTAATCAAATATACAAATCCAAAATATCCTTCAGGAATATCTTCTATTCCTTTATTCTCATATAACCAATGTGTCATAATTTGTATTTATTATAAATACTTCTATATGCAATCATTCAAGAAGTACATCTCAGAAAATGCGTTATATTATCATGTTAATAATTCTATTCCTCTAAACGAATGTATCTTTAGATGGGGATCGCAAGGTCATTTCGATCTTATCTCTGAAGCAAGAGAAAGAAGAGATAACCTAAATCTCAGTGAAATAGAAGAATGGATTCTTGATTCGGATCTGGGAACTTTTGGAATTTATGAAGGATCATCTGTCCCGTTAGATCTTCCTCTTGAAGAAGATAGAGAAGTAGAATTAAATTCGCCAAAGAGAGGCGGAAAGAAGAAATTCTACGTTTTTGTAAAGAATGATAAAGGTAATATAATTAAAGTTCAATTTGGTGATACTTCTGGGTTGAATGCAAAGATCAATAATCCTGAGGCCAGAAAGTCATTTGCTGCTAGACATAAATGTGCAGAAAAGAAAGATAAAACAAAAGCAGGATATTGGGCTTGTAGAATTCCTGCATTCGCAAAACAGTTGGGTCTGAAAGGTGGAGGAAAATTCTTTTGGTAATGACTAAACAAGAAAAGATTCAATTATATCTAAGAGTATTAGAGGTGTTTCGTGCCTTACACACAAAAAAATACATCAGATAATTCCTTCATAAGACATTTCTCGAAAGATGTTGAAGATTCCGAATTAATCTGGCATAGAGATAAGAAAGATAGAAGAGTTAAAATACTAGAAGGAATCGGTTGGAAGATACAATTAGATAATTCGCTTCCCCAGGAATTAATTAAAGGAAAACAAATATCAATTCCTAAAATGGTTTTCCATAGATTATGGAGAGGAATAGATAATTTAGTAATAGAAATAGAGGAATCAGATGGCATTTAATCCTTCATCGATAGACCAAACTAATCCAGCTTTATTTAAACTTATATTCAATAAATTTCCAAATGTTGAATATTGGTCTTATAGCGTAAATGTTCCTGGTGTTACACTTGGTGAAGTTATACAACCAACTCCATTACTCGATTTAAAGTTGCCTGGAGATAAGTTAACTTACGATCCATTGGTTTTGAATTTCATAGTGCAAGAAAATCTTGCAAATTATATTGAAATCTATAATTGGTTATTCAAGATAGGTCATCCAGAAAATCTAGATTCTTATCGTTCTATTGCAAGAGCAAATCCAAATCTATCAAACAAAGCAAATATCTACTCAGATGCTACACTTTTAATCTTGTCAAATAAATACAATCCGGTGGCGAAAGTTACATTTATTGATGTTTATCCAACTGCTCTTTCTCCATTAACTTACGATGCATCAATTACAGATGTAACCCCAATTACAACTGATGTCACACTCAATTATTCGATGTATAAGATAGAAAGTATTAATTAGAAAATTAAATTTATATAAATAAATTGAGGGAATCTAGAGGCAATTTAATGTTACGATTTACAGATTTTATCACAGAAGCTCAAGGCCTAACTGGTAGAAAACCAGGAGAAACATTTACAGATAAAGATGGAAAGGTTCTCATTTTCCAAAAAGTAGAATTTTTCGATAATCCAGAGGATGCGGGGGATGTTACTGATGCAACTCCAGTCAACAAGCCTCTATCTAATTTAACAGGCTTGGGTGTTGTTGAGTTTAAGAATGAATCAGGTGATACTGTTAGATTCGTAAAATACATTAAACCAAGAACTACTAAATGGGATAATTCTAATCCAAATTATTTTGAGTACAAATCGAAAGCAACTGCAAAAGAACAATCCGGTTTAAAACCATCTGACTTCTTGAAGAAGATGGAAGGATTGACTTTTGATGATATATTAAATCAAGTTGGTTCTGCTTTTGGAAAAGAATCTGGTTTATATATTGCAACAAAACAAGCAATAGAAAGTGAAAATAAAAGTAATTATCCTATCCAAATTCCTATTGGTAATCTATCTGAAACCGGCATTACAAATTACTTTGCTGAGATCTTACAACCAATTGCATTGATTAATGGAGATTATACAGGAAATGCTTTAGATTCAAATCTTTATAAGATTTATAAAGCTTACAAAGATAAAGATATGTTTGAAGAATTTGAAGATGCTGTTGAAATTGCAAGAATTATTACTGAAGTTGATGCAGAACAATCTCCATTAGAACTTGCAGTATTGTTAAATAAGTTAAATTCTGCTTTCAAATTTTCTGAGAAAGAAAAGAAGATTGTAATGGATTTGAAGAAGAATCCAAATCAAACTCTTACCAAGAATTTAACAATGTTAAGAGATTCAATTAAACCAGGATTAGGAAAGACTCCTCCGCCATTCTATCATGTTCTTGCTGGTATCGCCAAATCAGTTGCTTCCGAAATAAATTCGAATGAAGATATACAGTTCAGCAGATTTGCCACTTTGTTGTTGAATGGAACTATAATTCAAGTATATACTAAAGCAACAAATGTTTTGATCGAATCTGGAACAAGATATAAGACTGATAGAGTCGATGGAAAATTTGGTTATATTGTAAAATCGAAGTAAGAGGAAATATGAACCTAGAAAATTTCAAGGAAGTTTATCTAAAGACAATATCTGAATCGACAGATGATTCAGATCTCAAGAATTGGATCAGATCTATTGTGGAAGAAATTCTCAATGAAGAAAAATATCTAACAAAAGATGCAAAGAAGTTGTTAGATATATTTGATGAGGATCCAAGTAAATTCCAAGAAGTTATTATGAATTATCCTGAATGGAATAAATGGATTAGTGCAATTGCATTTGAAGATAATTTACATCCAGACGATGATTTTGAACAAATTCAAAATATAGCCATTGCAAAATTAGATAAGTTGTGGAAGAAGAATAATTAAGGAAAAGAAACGAACCTCGAAAACTTCAAAGAGATATACCAGAAGATTATAATAGAAAACGCAGATGAATTTGTAACGGAACAAAAGATTGACAATTTGTTCCTTTACCTTATAGAAGGATCTTGGGAAGACGTTGATCCAAAAACACAACCAAGTTGGTTAACAACAGACAATGCATGGTGTTGAAATATTTATTGATGGTGATCGTGTGATATTCATCAAAGATGAAGAATATTATGTTTACGATTTTGGTTCGGTAACACCAACTGAATTATAATAATTAAGGGAGGTCGACCTCCCTTAATTATATTTCTTACCGATTGTATATTTAGAAATAAGATCCCAATTAACCTTATCTGCATAAGGAATAATCTTTATCTTATTCAGTGAACAGAATACAGACATCTTTTCTGGATATCGATAAATCTTCTTTCCAGTTTCAACATCCTCACCTACATATTCCGCCCCAACAATATTACAAAGCCCCCACTCATGTAGCAACTTTGCGATAGTATTTCTTCGTGAAAGATCTGTCTCATCAAGACCAGAAGCTCTATTATCTAGAGTAAACAATTCTTTGAAATGTACGAGATAATACTTACCCTTCTTATGAAGAATGTGGCAAGATTGATATAGTTTCTTATCTTTATTCGAAGAGATACCTACTCTTGTTAGTGTTTCTTTACAAAGAAGAAATGCTTCTTGATTATCTAATTCAACTTCTATAAACGTCTCAACCCAATTATTGTTTCTGTCATTCATCACTTTCGCCTTTTCTTGATGATCTCTTTGTACCACCAGTATCTAAATATTTTTTCATATTGTCTAGATCTTCAGAAGTAATCATATCAGCAATCTCTTTAGATTTGTTTATAGAAATACCATAAAACTTAGATATAATCTGAATATTTTCTGGTGGTTTTGAATTACTTAACCACTTAGAAAATCTCTTCTTCTTTTTGACGCTATACAGAAAGTATTTATATTGTAGAATTCGGTCTAAGTGTGAATTAGAATTAAGAAAATTTGCATGAAGAATGGTTTCTGGATAGAAAGACATTCCTCTATTAATCAGAAATGGAACATAATCAGTTTTATTGTATTCATCAAGAAGATCTGTATCTTTTGTTACATTAATAGAATTAAGAATATCACCAAGCTTTGGCATCTTATACCTTCTTGAATAAACATTCTGACATAATATTAATGAACATTGCGGTGAGGCAAATCTCCTGATCAGCAACGAACGCAGACTTATAAGAGTAATCTGCAAGAATTACAATAGCTGTAGGAATTGATGACGGCTCAAGATAAGCTTCAAGATTATCAAAGACCAACCGAACAATCACATTAGGTTCAGAATCTAGATTCTCATTAACCCACTTCCTCATACCAGTAAAGTCTTTCATACGAAGTGAATTGACTAGATCACGAATTGAAACATCTTGAATAGATGAAAGAGCGCCAACATCAATCTTTCCATTTGCAATAACATATCGTTGGATCTCAGAGATTGTCTTTCTGAAATCTGGAAAGAACTTCATGATAATTTCAGCCAGAACTTTCTTATCGAATTCAACAGATTCAGTTTCAAGAATACCTTGAATTCTCTTCATCATTTGAGCTGCTAATTTAGATTTTTGAGAAGATGGAATAGTGAATTCAAAAACAGTCAATCTTGAGATAAGTGGTTCAATAATCTTCTTCTTATAATTACAAGTAAGAATAAATCGACAGTTCTTAGAGAACTCTTCCATGAAGTTTCTCAGTGCAGGCTGAACTGCGGACGACATATAATCGGCTTCATCTAGAATAACAATCTTCTGGCCACCAGAAAGAGAAATCGCAGAAGCGAAGACTTGAATCTTATTCCTTAGTGTATCTATGTTTCCGTCTGCAGATGCATTAATAACCATGATATCACAATCAAGTTCATTACAAGCTGCCTTAGCAATAGTTGTCTTCCCCATACCAGGTTTGCCAGTAAGAAGCATGTTGGGGATATCTTTATTCTTAACAAAGTTCTTGAATGAATTCTTAATATCTTCTGTAAGAACACAATCATCGATTACCTGTGGTCTGTAGCGTTCTACCCATAGTGTATTTTCAATCATATAATCCTCATAAAAATGAATGACGGTATATTTTATTATACCGCCGCAAACTCAAGAAAGTAAATGTTTAGTTGAACTTTGAATCAGCTTCTGCTGCAATGTAATAACGAACATCATTATTCATATGCTTGAATCGAGTAATTCCCTTATTAGAAATTGTAATTTGATAATCACCTTCAAGTAACTTCAAATTAGAAATTTTCAAATAAACAGTAAACTCAGAATTATTGATTCCTGAAGTTTTTGTAGACCAGGTATTTGTAGAAGAATTCGTCTTATCAAGAACTTCAAGTTCGATCATATTATCTACAGAGGAAATCTTAAGATCATCGACACCTAGAATCGATGCAGACTTGGTGATCTTCTTGAGAGTTTCTTCTGACATCTGAAGTGTAATATCTTCAGATGGCATAGTGATACGCTTTGATGGTGATGAGATCAGATCTGGATTACAATAGAAAATCTTAGTCTTATCATTATCATTAGTGATCTCTACAGAAACACCAGTGAATTCCATTGTTGGTTTATCGAACAGAGTTGAAACGAAATTCAACATTTGTCGAAGATCGTAGATCGCAAAATCTACAGGAAATGTATCCGGAAGAGTTGCTTCTGCCAAGACAGTCTTTCCTTCTGTCATAGTTCGAATCTCGTTACCAGACTTCACTACAAGTCCATTATTGATGCTGGCAAAATTAGTAAGGACTTTGACTGTAAATGGATCAAGAGTCAATTGTGTTTTTGTTTTTGTATTCATATTAAATCACCTTTATATATTATACTATATTATCTACTTGTAATCAAGTTTATTTTCTAACTATCGTGTAGGTTAGAACTTGTGGAAAGTATTTCTTAATGAAGTTCTTATTCAGATTCTTATAAGGATTCTTCTTTTGGATAATGTTATTGTAGACCAAATCGGATTCTTCCGCATACATACTCTCTAGAATCTGTGCCAGCTTCTGTCGTTTACGTTCTAGTGGAAGTGGATTATCTTTCGTAAAGATATATAATCGTTTCATCTCATGATCTAGAGTTGAATCAGAGATACCCGCTTTATTATGTTTGGTTGCGTATTTGATATCTTTAAATTTATCAAATTCAATATTCTCATTATGAAAACATGCGAGAACCTTGTATAACGATTCTCGCATATGAATCTTCAGGAACTTAGCACGCTCTTCTTGATCTTCAATATCATTTGCTAATCTTAGCACTTCAGGAATTGCTTTCTGATACATCTTAAAAATCTCCAATTTTATTCAATAGATTCGACAATTTATGTGACATCAAATATCTATATATTTGTGTGGAAGTTGGTTCGATCGGTTTACTGTATTCGCCCAATATCTCTTCTTTCAGATCTTCTGGAATACAATCAAAATCTATCAAATATTTATTACGCATATAACCAGCTAGTTCTGAAGAAGTCATGATAGACTCAGGTTTTGCGCAAGAGAGAATTTGTTCGATCTTCTTCTTGGTTAATCTTCTCTGTCTCTTACCTTCTGTCACAAAAGTATCATCATCAGATAAGAAATTAGGAACACCGTCTCCAGAATCACCATTCAAAACCTTTTCAAGAAGATATCTCTTAGGATTCTGTTCTTTAATCCATGATTTCATGATAGTTGAATACTGCGAAACATTAGGATACTTTTGTAATTGAACGAAGTCTTTATCTCCAGATACAATTAGAATCTTCTCGGAAGAAGAAAATTTTTCAGTCAGAGTCGCAATTACATCATCTGCTTCACATGTAGGAATCTCGAGATAATGGTATGGGAAGTTTTCACGAATCTCTGTTTTGATCTTATTAATTGTTTTGAAGATAACGTTCCAATCAAAGATGGAAGAATCACGTGATTTCTTTCTATTCGCTTTATACTGAGGAAAGATATCTTTCCTCCAATAATTGAAAGAATCGGAACATAGAATGAGTTCACCGTAATCATCGCCAAACTTAGACTTAACTGATCGGATAGAATTGAGAATCATGTGTCGAAGGAAATCTTCTTCAATCTCATCGTTCTTAGTTATATTAATTTGTTGCATTATATTTGATACAACAATTTGATTTAAGTCTAGTAGAATCATGGTTACCTTTTACTTATACAATGAAAAATGGGGTGTTTCCACCCCATTTATGAGACACAAACTTATTCGGTTTCAGTAGTCGCCACAGAAGTCTTCTGCTTCTTCTTCGCAAGAAGATCCTTCGCCTTCTCAAACAACTCTTTCTTTGAAGCCGCCTTCTGGATATTCTTCTTCACGGAAGAAGTAATTCGTTCGGCAACTTCAACTTCCTCGATTTTCGGCGTCTTCGCCTTCTTGGTCTTTGGCGCAGAATCAGTCGACTTCGGAGCCTTTGGAGCTTTCGTGGTTGCAACCGGGACGATTTCAACAACACCTTCCCACGGCGACTTACCAGTCATCCAAGCATCCGGAATCATGTACTGTCCCTGACCAATACGAGTCATCTTACCATAACCCTGACCCTGGGAAGCGAACATCGTTTGACCGATAGGATTAGTCTTACCAATCTGTTCGACGTTCGCACGACTAAACGTCTTTGTGTCCACGAAAGCTGCCATCAGAGAATCCACAAAAGCCTTCAAAGCCAATTCACGAGAAACCTTAACACGAGCCATAATTAATTTTCCTTTTCTGGGAATTTTCCCTACTCAACTATTATACTAGAGGCGTCGGTGATTGTCAAGGAATCACCGAAAAATTTTACACAAAAGAATCAGGACGAGGCAATTTCGCATGGAGATCGTTCAGACTCAAACCTTTCGAAAGACGATTCCGGTCAGAAATATTCGCATCCCAACTACGTTTTCCACTTCTTGTTCGACTTCGGAGTCCCAGGCTTGCATTGAGTGACTCCACCACCATTCGCAAGATACTTCGATAGAGCTTCGGTGTTTTCCTTAGCAATCTGTTCGAGGTACTGTTTTTCAGTGATCATCAGATTTCCTTATAGAACCATTATAGCGTACTCAAAGAATCGAAGCAAGTTTTTTCGAAAGAATATTCTCTTTGTTGTCAATCACTTGGCGCAAGTCATTGATTCTAAAGAGAATATAGTTTAAATGCAAAAAATGAGCCTTTCGGCTCCCTACAACATTTTCCGTTTAAGATAATATACACACATCATCATACTTGGAATAATCATTGACCAATTTCTTGGTGAAAGTATTCCATGTATTGGACAAAATAAGAATTCGTATAAATCATTTAACATATAATTTTGGAACCCCTACCAAGACTTGAACTTGGATCTTTAGTTTCGTAGACTAGTGTTCTTTCCGTTGAACTATAGGGGCATTTGGTAGTCACACTCGGATTCGAACCGAGAACCACTTGCTTATAAGGTAAGCACTCTAACCATTGAGTTATGGAACTATTGTTAATCGACTTTCTTTTCTAAAGAATCATTCTGTGTCTGTGAAGACACTGCATTCTTAATCATCAAGACATTAACAATATTCCCTGAGCAATAAATTAGTTGATCTGGCCTCCAATTAATATCCGCATACACACAATAAAATTGCGTTTTGCTATTAGATTCTTGAGAGATATAATATGATTCCTGTTTTCCTGAATACAAGAAACTTACAGTAAATAAGAATATTGCACCAATCGTTACAATATATCTCAATATATTCCAAAAAACATCAAGATCTTCTATAAAATTATTCATACATATATTCCTTAATTGAATAAGAACTCAGACCACTCTGGTCTTGATTCTCCTTTATTTCTCAATATTGTTGTGTGAGTGTGGACTGTCAATTTCATTGGTTTCGACAACAATCTCATGCACGCTTCTTCGGGTGTCTTATCGGCTTTCTTAGAATTACACTTTCTACAAGCGGCAACTAAATTTTCCCAACGAGAAGATCCACCCTTTGATTTTGGAATAACATGATCTAATGTCAGAGTTCTTTCAGAGAAGATTCCCTGACAATATTGGCAAGTATATCTATCTCTGATGAGAATATTCTTCTTAGATAACTTATAAGATCTATTCGGTAATCTATGAAAATTGATTAGACGAATAACAGCCGGAAGAATCATTTCTGAAGAGATAGATTTCCATACTTGTTCTGTGTACTTCTCTGCCACAGCAACACCACGATAAATCAATTTTACAGCTTTCTTTACCGAAGTTGTTTGTATGGGCAAATATTGTGAATTTAAAACAAGAACAGTCATCTATCTCTCCATAAATTATTTAATATTTATCATCGTGCAAAATAAGCTGCCCACACAGATGAACGAGTTTCATAATCAAACCGAGAGACTAGCTTCCGAATTGCAGCCTTTCTCGCATTTTCCTTAACATCTCGATCCTTAGGATGTTTCATTGCTACACCGATATAATCAGGTTTGGAATAATTTTGATCTTTCTTATTTCCAAGATCTTCAAATAACATTGCTGTGGTGATCCTTCCGGAATTCGATCCTACACGCTTATCCATAGAATAAGCAAAATCAAGAACGTAATTCTTTCCATCAATACTCACTTTAATCATAGTATTCTCCCATATTCATTTTAACTTAAAATTACAATTTAGTCAATCCCAAGAATCATCTTTCGATATATCGAGCGTGTTAGAATTGAATCATATACTGCTTCATGCAATCTAGATTCATCAACTGGGATACCAAAAGCTTTTGCAACAGTTACCAATTTGAAATTTGGAAATTTAGATCTCTCTTCTTTCAGAAATTCCATAGCAAATGATGATACATCAATTGTCGGCCACCAAATCCAAGAACCATAATATTCATCTCCAGAATTAATAAAGAATTGTCTTAGAAATGAATCATCGAAATTTGAATTATACCCAACGAAAAAGAACTTATCTGTTTTATCAAACTTAGAAATATACTTCGAAAATATTTCAGTCAATAAGGCGTAACCTTCTTGTGGTTTATGAAATGTCTTAAGATCCTCTACAGTAAGTCCATTGATCTTCATAGATTCTTTTGAGATCAATTGATTTGGAAAGGGTTGTATCTTAATATCAAAAGATTCTTTGATTTCCCCATCAATGTCAATTAAACCAGCAATTTGGATAATTCCATGCTTAGATGGATCGATTCCGCTTGTTTCTGTATCACAAAAAAGATATTTCATATTATTCTCTATATTAAGTGGTTAGGGTGGAGAGAATCGAACTCCCATACTCCGAGTCAAAGTCGGATGCTTTACCATTAAGCTACACCCCATCAAAGTTGGAGCTGCGAGACGGGATCGAACCGTCAATCTGCAGTTTACTAAACTGCTGCTGTACCATTGAGCTATCGCAGCACCCTCTATTTATTAGAATTTGAAATTATGCATAACTAATTTCGTTTCTTCTTTGATCAAGACCAACTTATCGCCAGCAGAATTAACATAGACGATTTTTCCAGAAGGATCTAACACAACAATTTCATTTGGCGAGAAAGTGGTTTGACCATACATCTCACCATCATCCCCAACAATATAATAATTTAGTAGCACATTATTAGTAATAGGATTTCCAGTATATATTTTCTCAACGCTACCTTCTTGGATATTCAACTCACGGTTTGGTGTGAACTCGATCTTATATTTAGAAGGAGAAACGAATTCCATTTTGGTGTTAATAACCTTAATTACTTCATTTGCTGTTTCGTCATATCGATTCATTTCTTCAACAATAGCTTTCAACATATCGAAATTGAAGTTATTGAATGCCATTGATAGATTACAAACTGAATTGATATTAGACTTGTTGATTAGATTTTCTTCACAATAATCACGAACGAATGATACTTCTAGTCCAGTAAAATCTAGCATGTAATAGATTCTTCCTGGTCGATTTTTCATATTATAATCAATCTTGAATTTATCATTACAAGTACAAATAAACATTTTCTTGGTTGGATAAACACCATCGAAAAGTGTTAGAATAGCTTCTTGAGCCTCTTTCCCCGAATAAACTTTCTCGAATTCGTCGAAGAAAATAATTGCAGATTGTTTAATTGATTGAACGAAAGTGTTAAACGTGTCACCAAACCATGGTTGATTAATGATGATAGTCGGAATTCCTTGTTCGGCTGCAGAAATACAGATAGCTTTTGCTAGAAGAGATTTTCCCGAACCCTTTTCACCACACAAAATAACACCAGTTGAAGATTCTCGATCGTTGAATGTATTCAGAATTCGATCACGATTCTTTGTTAGATCGCCATACAATTTATTAGGAATGTCAAAAGATTCAATATGATTCAAAGAAAACTCATTCTTCATAGTATCATACTTAACATTATAAGTTCCTGCTGGTAACATCGTTCGCACATCTAAATTCTCATTCGATGTAACTCGATAATTACTTCCATTCTTAACAAATAGACTCATGATTATTATCCTTTACTTATTATTCAATTTGGTGGACGAGGAAGGGATCGAACCGTCGGTCTTTCGATTATCAGTCGAACGCTTTACCTCACTATTATTGTATATTTACAACAAAAACGCAATGGCGGAAAATACAAGATTCGAACTTGTGTATCCCTTTCAGGACGACCACTGATTAGCAATCAGGTGCAATACCACTCTGCCAATTTTCCGTCTTTAATTATTTTCGATTATATTCTTCCCAAAATCGATCATTGCGTATAGTTAAACCTATTAACCAATTACCATAAGATATAACTTCAGAATCATAATCTCCTGGATAATCAAATAGATAATCTACCAATTTATTAATCAATCCAGTAAGATTCGATTCACTCTTTAAAGGATGGACGCCATTAATCCCACCTTCTGGTTATTTGTGGAGGAGGATGATAGCATCGAACTATTATCCAGTTAGAGATACTACAGTTTTCTAGACTGTGTGGGGAGCCAACCCCAGCATCCTCCTAATATATTCCGCTCCAAGGTCTCAAATTATGTCTTTCTGAAAAGAGTTTAAGATCGTAGATAACTTGTTTTCCTTTTTCAGATTTCATGAATTTATTAATATTGAAATAGGTTCTTCCTTCATGTGTGATCCATATCATTGGACCTTCTCCTTTCTTAAAGGATTCCATCATTTCTAAATCAATATCACGAAAGAAATTCGTAATGAACTGTATCATACAAATTCAACCTCAAATAATTTCTCAAATTCGTATCGATATTAATATTTATCGATGATTCATCAAAACTATTAATCATATCAGGCATTATTCTGTAAGAGTGTCCGACTACTTGATTTAAGTTCTCGATTAATTCGAAATTTCTCCAATCCAACCAAGTGATTCCACCGATTTTCTGAAATCCACCACGATCCTTTCCAGCACCAAATAATGGATCATTAATTCCACTGATAAGTTTAGCCATAGTACTCTGTTCTAGATTATTGAACCAGTCAGAAACATTATTGTCTTTTAACATATCAGAAAAATTAAATGGAACAAATGAAGGATGCAAACCAGCATGAGAGAATAAAAAATGTTTATCTTGAATCATCTCATATTTGAACGGACGAAGTTTTCGAATTACTTGTTTATCTAAAAATTTATCAACAATAGATTGCTTTTGGAAAGACCAACCAGAACATCTGTAATTCGTATTCGAACTAATATAATGAATATCGTGATTTCCGATAAGAAAGGTATATCGTTCATTATTAATGTTATTGTTTAGAAACTTACACATTTCTGGTGTGTAAAAATCATAATCAAAAGAATCAAAGTAGTCGCCAAGAAAAATAATTTCTTGTGCTTCCTGGCATTCAGGAGTTTGAAGAATAGAATTCAAACGATCTATATTTTGGTGGATATCGGGAATTATAATTTTATGCATGTTAATTTCCTTGCACACTAGTTCTTTCACACTACTTTGATCAGAATAGTTTTCTACCATACTTCAATCATACCTTTAATGGAGGTTGATGTCAAGCATTTTTAGAAAAAAACTTTTACACACCGAACGGAACTTCTACAACTTCATAATGAAGTTTGAACTTCATTCTATCCGAGTAGATCTGTTCAGTTTTCGCAAATTCATCAGCCTCTTCTTTTGAGGCGAAGACCCGAATAACCGTCTTCAAATAGGTGGAGTGTACACTGGAATACCAATACTCGTAAACAACCCATACAGTTTTCATACTTTAAGTATACCTTATCCATTCAACCGAAGCAAATTTTTTCGAAAGAATATTCTCTTTTGAATCAATGACTTGCCACAAGTTATTGAAAACAAAGGAGATATTCTTTCGTTTATCCAATACCAATTTCCTTTACGATTCCATCTATAACAGTCAGATTCAACCTTGATCCGTCATATTCGCATGTCAATAACACCGGGACATTATCTCTATTGACAATCCTCGTCTTCAAACCATTCTGTTCTGCATAAGATTTAACATAAGTTAAATCTTTTTCTAATAAGAAAATATAATTATTCATGTTCCTCAAACCAATCTTTCAAAAAATTAACACAAAATGCATTTACTGGAGTCGCATATCCATAAGCATGCGACCCCACAAGTCCCTTTAATATTGTAACCATATTTTAGATCTTCCTTAAACAATCAAATCAATAAATTTTGAGATCATCGTATTAATTTGCTTTTTAGAGTTAGAAGAAAATACGAAGGTATCGATAGTTTCTTGTATAGATTTATCTACCATTTTAGGCTGTTTCTTTTTTCTAAACATATTAACAGAACACAAGAATGTATTATCAAATGAATCTCTTTTAGAATCTTCTATAACAATATATTTAGATCTCAAAACCATCTCCGCTTCCCGCTTCTTTTCCCAAGTCATGTTTATATATTTTTCAGTATATCCATTATCTGTCATTAATTTATCAAAATAATCAGCTGAAACACCACATAGAATATCACTCGTTATCAAAAAGTTAATGACATTAACATCAGTCATCCTCTGCTTAATTATCTTAAGAATAGTAGATGGACTATTGCGAATCGATTCTTGAGAAGAATCATAATTCTTCTTCGTCTTTGGATCATGGATTACGATTTTCGGTCTACTGTAGTAATTGAACCTATTATAAGATCCATTTTTGTTAATGTAGTTTGTTTCTGTTCCTTGGCCATCCGTAAAATATACCACATTTACAATTTGTGTGCGAGTGTCATTCCTAAATTTATTTACCAGTGAATCTAAACATAAATGGGTTTCTGTTAATGGTGTTCCTCCTAAAGAATAATTTCCAATATTTGTGATTGTTTTACCAGAAATTGATGCTGGATCAATTGAAAGTTGTCCAGACAACTTCCCTATATAATTAAGAAAGATTGAAGACATCTTTTTAAAATCTGATGAATTCATTCTAGAACTTAACAATTCATACAACTTAAAATTAGGATGTATTCCTAAACTATGTTCATTTTTTCCAACATAATGATCGAAAAGAGCGGGTTTATTACGTCCATATATAGGATTTTCGGAATTTCTGAATGTATCAACAAACCCATATAAAACAAATGGAATATTTGATTGTTTACAGAATAATATCAATTCAAAAGCCTTTTCTTTAGCTCCTGAAAGATATGAATACATAGAACCAGATAGATCCATAATAAAAATTAATCCATTATTCTTTCCATTTGGAATGATTTCTGAAGTCTTAAAAATCTCATTATTATATTTGTATGAATATAATTTGTTTGTATCTAATTTTCCAGTCTTAAATGTTAAAGTCTTATTGTATTGAAAAGCTTTTTTTCTCATTTCAAATAATTGTTTATGTAATGAGATATTTGCTTTATGATTCTTATTAAAATTCTTGATCGGATTATTTCGATCTAAATCAAAATCATCATCTTCCGCTGAAAGATCCGGCAAATTAAATTTTTCAAAATCCACTTTAATTGATTCAAATGGATAAATGATATTATTTAAATTTGGAGATGGTATGTCAACATACTGTAACATTGAACTGGTATCAACTAATTTTGATAGTGATTCAGCCAAATCTCTATTTGTCTTAGATCTAGACGGTTCATTATCGTCTTGTGATTTAGAACCAGTCGAACCACCAATTTTATTACTAGTTTCTTTTTTCGTTTTGGAATCGGATTCTGATTCCTCTTTTTTTACTGATTCTTGTTCTTCATTATTTCCGGAATCACCGTTATCAGGTTTTTCTGGTTTTTCTGAGTTATTATGAATTCCATCGAAATCAGTTTCTGTGTTAATCTTCTCTGGGTTTTCCTTAGTATCGTTTGTATCTGATTCGTTTTCGAAGAAGATCTGACGAGTAGATGGTTGTTCATCAAATGATTCATGTTTTTCCGAATCAAATAATTCAATTGCAATATCTATAACTTGTTTAAAGTTATCAATTGCTTGAATCTTTTCAATGAAAAGATTTTCTCGTTTTGACAGCGTTAATGGGATAATTCCATTAAATTTAAAATACACATTCAATCGATCGATGATCGGAAGATCCTCTACATCGTCGATCTCAATAATCTTATTGTCGATAATATGTTTATATCCATAATAGAAGATCTTTTTCATACCAGGATATTTTTGTTTAACTAATGATTCAATTCTTGCATCTTCAATAATATTGAGATAATCACGAAACACTTCATTAGGTTCTCGAAGTTTACAAGCATTAACATATGCATCTGAATCGGTGTATAGAGCATGACCAATCTCATGTCCAATAAGAGATTCTATAACAATATCTGTTAGATTGTTCCATGTTGGAATAACCAATATTCTATTTTTAGTATCGAAGTATGCAGTAGACACAGATTTCTGGATAACTGTTATATCTTCCATAGACATTAATTTTGCTACATTGTCTTGTACAGTTGTAATCATATTTAATATTATACCTTATTCATGATGAATGTCAAATAGGAAATATAAATTTGAGATCTTCAGCTCAGATTCCATACATTAAGTATACCGTATCCGACGGGTAAAGTCAAGCTCATCAAAAATTAAAATATTTTAATTTTGTAGAGTTGCTTTATTTGAATGGAAACGCTATAATGAGTATGTACGGATTTTAAGGAGATATATGAACTTTATTGAAGCTATTAGAAATGAGTATCCAGGACAAACTACATTCACTAGACCGGAATTAACTATCGTAGCAGATAAGTATTCTTTAAAAAAACAATTTACAGAATTCATGACTACCGATTCTAATAAGATTAGGCGAGGAGTATATAAAATTGATTCGAATGTACAATCCGATTCTTCTGGTGTCATTGAATTAAAGAGACCACCTTCTCCTGATAAACAGAAACCACTCGTATCAGAAAAAAAGGTAGAACACATCCATGACATCAATTTAATTCCAATTAAAGATCCTGAGTTCGTAGCATTCGGTGATTTTTCTCTAGTTAAAAAAATTGTTTCTTCTAAAGCATTCTTTCCAATTTATATTTCTGGAGAATCTGGTAATGGTAAGACTAAGATGGTATATGAAGTTTGTGCTCAAACTAAAAAACCATTATTTCGTGTTAATATTACAGAATCTACTGATGAAGATGATCTGATTGGAGGTTATCGTCTAGTTAATGGAGAAACTGTGTGGCAAGATGGTCCTGTTGTAGAAGCAATGAATCATGGCGCTATTCTTTTATTAGATGAAATTAATTTGGGGACGCATAAAATTATGTGTCTTCAACCTATTCTTGAAGGTAATCCAATTTATATAAAGAAGACCAATACTATTATTCATCCAGTTCAAGGTTTCAATATTATTGCAACAGCAAATACAAAAGGAAAGGCATCTGATGATGGACGTTATATCGGATCAAATACTTTGAACGAAGCTCTGCTCGATAGATTTGCTATGAACGTAGAACATGAATATCCATCAAAAGAAATCGAAATCAAGATTCTAACTAATATTCTTGATTCGTTGAATTGTAAAACGAATGACAGTGTTGAGTTTGCGAATAAATTGGTTGAATGGGCAAAAACTATTCGTGATACATTTGATGTCGGAGGAATTGATGATATTATTACAACTAGAAGATTGATTCATATTATCAGATTCTTTGCTATCGTAGGTGGAACTAGAATGAAATCTATTAAGTATTGTACTTCAAGATTTGATTCTGATACTAAAAAATCTTTCTATTCATTATATCAAAAAATCGATGAATCTATTACTATCGAAGCTGAAACACAAAATTCAAATAAAGCATCAAACTTCGATGATGAGGATATTCTATTTTAAAAATATAAATTCTTAAACAATTAAGAGGTCCTAGTAGGACCTCCAATTTTTATAAATACACATGAGGTTATTGATTATATGCCAATGTATGATTATCATTGTGATGAGTGTAAATACTCTTTCGAGAAGAATGTTAAAATGGATGACTGTGATCTACCAACAACTCAACCATGTCCTTCATGTCTATCCTTATCTGTTAAGAAATCTGTTACGGCTCCAGGTATAGGTGATCCTGTAAGATTAGGAGTCACAAAAGCACCTGCAGATTTTCAGAAATATGTATTGGGTAGAATTAAAGAAGCACACCCAAGAGGCAATGTAGAGAGATCCAGATCAATTGTACGAGAAGTTTAACTTGTTTAACTTGTGATATCTTGGTTATGATGAAAGGATACAAATGTCAAGAAAACCAAGAAACTCCAAAAATAATTTGGAACCAACAATAGATAATTCATTTTCTTTGAAAAAGATACAACCTATTACAGAAGCTCAGCAAGATGTCTTTGATGCTTTTGGAGAAGGTTATAATCTTGTTCTTTGTGGTTCGGCGGGAACTGGTAAAACTTATATATCATTGTATTTGGCTCTCTCAGAATTAATAAAGAGAGATAGAACTGCTAACGACCATCCAACAAAAATAATGATTATTCGATCAACTGTTTCATCAAGAGACGTTGGATTTTTGCCAGGAACTCTGAAAGAAAAGATGGCTGTATATGAAGATCCTTATCGTGGTATCTTCGCAGAATTATTTGGTAGAGGAGATGCATTTGAAATCTTAAAAACAAAAGGAATTGTTGAATTTTGTTCTACTTCTTTCTTACGTGGAACAACAATTAATGATACGTTCATTATTCTAGATGAGTTCCAAAATTGTTCGGCACAGGAATTAGAAACAGTTATAACACGTGTTGGTAAGAACACTAAGATTTTCTTTTGTGGAGATTGGTTACAAAACGATCTTATTAAATCTAAGTGGGATATTTCAGGTCTACCGCATTTCATGAAGATTATTGAAAAGATGCCTGAATTTGATATCATTGAATTTGGTATAGAAGATATCGTTCGTTCAGGAATAGTTAAATCATTTATCATCGCAAAATCTCAGGTTGAGGATGAGTTGTTATCTGAATAAAAATAATATATAATATATAAGTGAAAACATTCAAACACAATACGATTAATCTCCCTAGATTAGAGGCCCAAGAGATCAATAATCGTAGGTATTATGTTACCCCACAAGGTAAATTCTACCCTTCTATTACGACGCTCTTGGGTCAATGTTCTAAAGAATCTATAGAATCTTGGAAGAAATCTATTGGTGAAGAAAATGCAAAACAAATCTCTGAATATGCCTGCGCATTGGGCGAAAATCTTCATTATGTTATTGAAAAATATTTAGATAATGATCCGAAATTTTTAGATTACTCAACTATTCATTCTAAATATATGTTCTCTTCTATGCAGGACACTCTTGATAGAATAGATAACATATACACACAAGAAGCTTCATTGTATTCGGATACACTTGGTTTAGCCGGGAGAACTGATTGTATTGCGGAGTTTGATGGTATTCCTTCTATCATAGACTTTAAAACTTCCAGAAAAGAAAAGAAAGAAGAATGGATTACAAATTATTTCGTACAAGGAACAGCGTATTCTTTGATGTTTGAAGAAATGACTGGTATAAAAATAAAACAAATTGTAATCCTTATGTGTACATATGATTCACAACCAATTATTTTTAAAGTGAATAGATCTAATTATTACACAGCATTGAAAGACATTATGGACAAATATCTTGGAAATTTGAAATATGAAATATAAAGAAATACAAGACTTAGCCGAACAAGAATTAAAGATTGATAGATTTAAGCTTGGTGAAGAAGCGACTAGAACTCCAAACATTCTCATGAGATTCTTGGATATCTATCGTTCTGAAAAGGTTCTTCTTCATAAAATGAATAAGAAATTTGCTGAATTGAAAAAGGATAAGTGGGAATATTATTCTGGTAAAGCACCTGAAGAGGTGTATAATGAAAAACCTTTCGATATTAAAGTTTTGAGACAAGATATTGATATGTATCTAGACGCAGATCAAGAATTGTCTGATTTGAATTACAATATACAATCACAAAAAGAAAAGATATTTTGTTTAGAAAAAATCTTGCGTGGCATAGAACAACGTGAGTTTTCAATCAAGAATGCTATACAAATGTTGAAGTTTGATGCAGGTGAATTCTAATAAATACTTTAGAATTATATGCAAAAACACTTCAAATCTTTCATCAACGAACTAAGACGAGCACAAAAAGTTGGACTGGCTGTAAATAAGGCTGCAGAGTTTGGACATTCTGCAGCCAGAACTTATTTACACAACTTAGAAGATCAAGGAGTAAATCTTGATCTTTATGGTGTAACAATGACCAAGATCCCTAAGGTTGGAATCAATCCAAGATCTGAATACTACACACCAATTGGTGTGTATTTTTATCCGGCAAAGTATTACTTGAATACTGTAACACTTCCTTTTCAACACGAAGCTCCATTTATCAACATCATAAGAATAGATACTAAAGAAGAACATATTGTATTTTTGGATAATGTTACAAATGATGTCGTAGAAGCCGACGCAAAGATTCTGTTTAAAGACAATTACAAAAGTATTTTGAGAGACGCAAAAGACGATGCAAGAGTTCAGACATCCGGCGGTATATGGTGGTTTCTATCATTTTTTGCAGCAGACGATAATCCAAGAAGATGGACAAGTGTATTGAGAAACACTTTGGGTGTGAAAGTTGTTATTGATAATGCAGGCGACGGTATCATTCACGACAACGAACCAACACAAGGTGTTATACTTGATTCAACTGTAGCAAAAGTTGTGAGACGATTTGAAAACAAACAATATATAGATGTCGATAAAAATAATATAGATTCTGTGTGGCAGTTTGTTGTAAACAAATACAAACAAACAAGAAAAGTACCGAAATTTGGAGAAGACATATTAGCAAAAGATCCAGTAATAGCGTACAAGTATTCAAAATACATCTTGAACGGACCGTTTCCAAAAGGCGAAGAGTCTATTGCAAAAGATCCTGAAATGTCTTACAATTATGCAAGATATACATTGAATGGTCCATTTCCAAAAGGTGAAGATGGAATCGCAAAAGATTCTCTACTTGCATATAGATATTCAAGATATGTATTAAAAGGTCGTTTTCCGAAAGGAGAAGACGCAATTGCACAAGATCCTGAATTGGCGTATGATTATGCCACAGAAATATTGAAAGGTAGATTTGAACAGGCAGAAAAATATATATTACAAAAAGCAGATTATGCTGCTATGTATGCGTTTGACGTATTAAAAAGACCTTGGCCTGAGGCAGAAAATGTAATCAAGAAAAGCTTGTATTATGCCAAAGAATACGAAAAATTCAAACAGAAATTCAATCAACAAGCAGAAAACTAAAAACGAACTAAGACGAGCACAGAAACTTGGTTTGAAGGTTTCTGGAAAAGATACTGTATTCTCTAAGAGAGAAGTCGATGCTATCTTTTACGAAGCAATGGGTGTGCTAGGTGTATCATATCTTGTCAAGAAGCTTGTCTATTTGTATGTAAGAGTTTTTGGCGATTCTTCTGGATACAAAAAGTAGTATATAAATATCATAGTCAACTGACTATGAAAATTACACTTACATCATTAAATGAAACTTGGGTACATGTAGAAACTGAACCAGGAATAGCACAAGAGTTATATGATCGTTTATCTTTTGACGTTCCTGGTGCTAAATTCATGCCAGCATTTAAGAGAAGAGCCTGGGACGGTAAGATACATCTATTTGATAAGAGAAAGAATATAATCCATAAGGGATTGACTCATTATATTGAATCATATGCCGAAGAAAATGGTTACTCTTTCTTAAAGAATTTCAGTAACATAGCATATGATTCGGCAGAAGTGGATAAATTTCTTTCTTCAATTAAATGGTACTCTGGGTCGGAAACAATTGAACCAAGAGATTATCAGATAGAAGCTATCCGTAAAGGAATAACTTCTAAGAGATACATTGCCTTATCTCCAACAGGATGTCTTCATCCTGATACTGAAATAGAAATTGAATTA